ACACAAAGACCGGTGCTACTAAATGATATAATAAAATCCCTTTCATGATGTAGCATATGCTTGTCACATACACACATTCTAGAATCATGAGGTCCCACAGTGAATGTCACTCTCTCGTCTTAACCCAGCAAAGATTGCTCTCAACTTTGTAACTTGTCAATGTTATTGTACTGGCTAGTGCTGCCAATGGTTGTGTGTTCTGGTCTTGTGTGTTGTGTTTGTCTTTTGAGTCTGTGGTGTTTTTGGTCTTTTCTGTACTGCTTGTTCTCCGATTGTTTTGTCATGTTTGTGTGTTGGTTTTTGTTTTGTCTCTGTTTTTTAGTTTTCTTTACCTTTGTATTGTTTGTTCTGTGTTCTTTTGTTGTTGTTTTGAATTGTTTCATTTTATTTCTATTTGCTTATTGTGTTGTTGTTTTGGGTTGGTGAGCTGCCTCTCCATGGCTTTGCTCTTACTTTGTCTTGCGGGCTATGAGCTTCATTATTGCAGAACTTATTAGCCTCTTGGATATGTACAAGAACACAAGGATACCCAAGATCGATGCTACAATATACACCATGATGAGGAATATTGATTTGAGAGGTCCACCAATCCAGCTGATTAGCCCTCCTGCCCAGTTGGAGAAGGACCATGAGCCTTGTCTAGGGTTTACCACTGTTGAGGCACCAACTGTGTTATTTCGGAGGTCGTAAGGCATAATGGCTATTAATGAACCCTTCAGTTCTATTGGTCTCTCATCTAGGCCACAACTATACATCAAGGATATATCAATATGAGGTGAATCAAAGTGCACTATCTGGCAATATTCCTTCCTGGATGCTAACACATGAAATCCTATCTGAACTACATTGTCTGCACTGTGAGCATGGAATACTCCTTGTTCTGATATTGACACCTTAATGCAAACTTGTGCTCCCAGGTTGCAGGAATAGCATCCACTAACATTTAGGAACACTGCTTCACAACTTGGTGCATCTTCTTTAAACTCAATATCGTAGTCATCAATGTTCAAGGAAATCTGTGCATTTATCTGTGCATTTGCAAGGGCCTGGACAGACTTTGAGTCTTTAGTTGCCGTGAATGTCTTTCCATTTCTGGTCTGAGGAAGTGATCCTCGCAGGAACATGCTGAATGGATCAATTAAGTTAGTTGAGCACTCAGCAATATCAAGTATGGGCCTGTATTTGATGAGATTAGGTGCTCTCTTGCATGATGAATGAGCAGATATCACAGCAGACTCTGAACTGCATCGTATCTCACCAATATAGCCTTCTCTCGCAATATCAGAGAACTGCTCATCAGACAAAGCAAAACCCCCATTATGATTTTGCATAAAAAGAAGGCTATTTGAGCCCGTAATTGCTTCGGCATCCAAGGACAGTGTCATTGTGCCCCATTTGAACATCTTGGAGCTCATTGAGCCCAGGGACACCTTTTCAGATTGGCCTTGTGCATCTGTGACCACAAAATTGAGCTTGTGAACCCAGTCTATACAGTTAAACACGCGAACAGCCTCTTTCCTGGTAGACATGAGCTCTGCATGTACAAACAAGCAAGAGGGATTTATGTTGAAGCAACTGCAACCCAGCCCCCCACACTGCTCTATACATACATTCTCAGACATCCTCTCATTTTTAGATATAGAAGAAAATTCAGAAGATGTCACATTTTGCTTCCATTCTTGACACATCTGATCAATGCACTCACCTACACCATGGCATCTCCTTGAGCTCATACATTTAGAGACAAATTGACCAGTCCAGAAGCTCTGTCCCTCTCTGCATACTATCTCGCTTGATTCTGTTCTTATTGAGAGTAATGTCTTTTGAGTGTCTGAGTGCCCTTTAATGAGGAGGCAAGCTTCTGATCCAATAACACCAGCTCTCAACAGCACTGATCCTGAGACTTTGCATGTTGTCTTGCTACCTTTTGTGCTGCACCTTGTCATTTTTGAGCTTGCCACAGCCACCTCAGAGCATGGCGTTACCAGTGTTATCAGCGACATTAGAAGACCAACTGTGTACATGTATCTTGTTATTCTCCCAGGACGTGCTTGTTCAACCACTACTTCTCCATTCCAACCTATTTGCTGATTCAAATCCACAAGTCTAACATGGAAGAATAGCAGTATTCTGGAGGCCATCCACCTGAGTAGGGCTAAGACCCACAGTAGGGGCTTCTTGAGCACCTTTGGACTCACTCTCAGAGCCTTGAGGATATTAATTATTAGGATAACCACCATCAAGAGGAGACTAAAGACAAAGCAGAAAACCATAAATCCACTTATTAGGCTATGACACTGGTAATTGATAATTGCCTCAACGCAGAATGAGCATGAGTGAGCCTTGCACTGATCTTGTGGAGGACAGGATGCAGACAGCTTGGCACTCACTGAGTTATCATCATGAGACACATGAATCCCAACAGTTCCGCCAGCAGAGGCCATCATTCCTGGATAAGGTATCATGATTTCAGTAGATGGCTGCTGGGCGACAGACGAGCAAGAGCCATGTGAACATGCAACTGCAGATATCATCTTGAACCCTGTGCTTCTGACTAGTATGCCCTCCTGGAGGCAGCTTGTCAGACAATTACTGCATGATGATTGCTGGTTAATAACCTGTCTCTTATTCTCCTTCTTAACTATAGTTTTCTCAAAACCAACACAGATGGGCTTTAGCCACACACCGTTGATATTCACCTCCAGTGGTCCAGATCCTGGTGCTATTATGCACTGAGCAACAGGATTTTCTCCTGAGCATTGAAATGCTGAACAAAAGAGCTCATCACCCGAACAGATGTCAGACTTTGTGTCATCGACATTCTTGCACTTTGATATGTCAAATTTCTTAAGCAGTCTAGAATCAGCTTGACCAGTGCTCTGCCCGTTCACTTGACCCATGTGATCATAACATATAAAAGACTCTTTTGACATTGTCTCTGTATTCCTCACCTGGAGTGACTCTAAGTACATCTTCCCTACTGATTGGAATGTTACAAAAGGCACAGTTTCAATTTTTGTTGAGTGAGAATCGCACTTTTTGTATTTCTTTCCACCAATTGAGCAATATTCTTTGGGAGAAACAATTGGGCCTGAGTAAGTGCTTGCTCCCTGCTGACATACTACATCTTGTAGTGCGATTGAGGACTTCCATAAAGGCTTCCCTGTATCTGGCTTAATCTTCCGGCAGTGGAAGCAGTCCTCAGTGAGTTCATAGCCTTCTTCACATTTGACAGCTCTGATCTTGCCCTTCAAGTCCAAGTAATGAGCAGATCTGAATTGATTAGGACACATCATCTTGAGATATTGTTTCTCCTCATGACAATTCACCCCTTTTGAGGAATTGATAGTGCAGATTGCAGAATCAGATTTGGTGATGATATTGTCATTAAGGGCCTCTAGCATACTTCTGTGAAAGTAGTGTGATTTAAAAAAAGGATAGTGCGGGCTTCTCGTGAGCAAGTCAAAGCCTGGACATATTGAGCCATAAGTGACTGGTCTACAACTTTCTTCATCTGTGTCCTCAAGCTTGTATTTTCCATCGCCAATCCGATTTCTTATATGTGGCGAAAGAGCAGCACTAGTGAGTGATGATGAGAGAAGAGCAACTGAGACAACAGTTGGAATGACCTTCATTTCTGCTCGTGGATTTATGGACATCTTGTTGAGCTTGTCATGCAGGATAGTTATGTTCTTGCTGAGCATAGCTATAATATGTTTTTGTTCTGAGATTTTATCATCCTTATCTTTTATGTCATCCTCATGGGCCTTTAGACGAACGTCATTGAAATGATATCTCTCACTGTGGTCATTCAATTCTTGGTTTCTTATTTCTCTCTCTGCCTCCAGGAGCTTTGTTTCAGATACGAGTCTTTCTTCCATGCTAGCTAGCCTGTCTCTGAGAAACCCAATTTTGTCATTAGCATCCTCTCTTATCAGGTCTCCCATATCTGGCACAATATTAGGGATTGGGCCAAGACTCAAGGAAGAGTTCTCACAGTTTAGCACAGATGGATAATGAAAATCATCTGCAAGGCCATCAAATCTCATCGATATTTTCTCATCTTCAGCCTCTAATGGCTTACAGGTCAGAGTGATGTGAGCTTGAGAAATCTGCACTTCCCTGATCAGTGACATAATCGTGGAATTAGTCGTATATGACATGCCACTGGTTCCAACACTGCATTGTCTATCGCCATTTTCAAGATCTGAATTTAAGTTATTCCAATAAGAGGTTAGAGAATTGTAAGGAGTCAAGTTGCTGAGGCATATCTTAGTCGTCCCTTTGGGTCGTGAAGCAGTAAGAATATAAGCACAGTAGACTGTTGATGCTAAAAGCATAACTGAAACAATCTCGATATACATTTTGAATTCAGAAAAATTTGCACCGACTTTGTGT